CTCACGTGTATCTCGACAGGCATGGTCGGGCTCAGGAACACTGCTGCCAGAGGTGCGCACACATGGCACTTACCCGACCCACAGACCCAGTCTACCCGTCACCCGAGCCTCCTTAGCTGCTTCCCCATAGTTGGCAGCCCCCCCGCAAGCGAGAGGTGAGGGGTATTGTTAATTCCTTAACAGGCAATCGGAACCGGGCAGGATCTACAGCATCCGTCATCACCCAATTATAGCGTGCGTCCCACCGCAAAGGGACTAACCTACTAACCACGCATCAAGATACATAATGGGGTATCGGATCCTTCGAGACTCAGACTGGGGAGCTCGCCTCCCAGCCATCTCTCCGAATGATACACCACCGAGCTTAAGCTGACCTCCCTGGTACAGCCAGCCACCGCCTTCAGTTCACAAGCTACCGATGGCCCAAAGGGTAATCAGGTAGAGAAGGGGTAGCGTATGAAGGAGGAGGGTAATAATGGGGAGGACGCCGCGAATCCCTAAGGATCAGCGGCGCCGTGGAAAGGAATGGATGGTCATCCAGCCATTTCCGACTCGAAGGCTTCCTTAAGGCCTCAGGGGCGACTTCCGCAAGGAAATCGCGCACCTGAGCAGGCCAACAAAAGGTCCACTTCAGTCCTGCCCACCAGTACCACGTCTTCATATCCGAGGTATTCTCTTTCCTCGACCACTCTTTAACACGCCTTCTATCGAGTTTCTTGGTATAAGGCACCACCCTTACACCCGTCCACTCTTCCGTGCGAGCACGGGAAGCCTTAGCGCTTAAAGAGTCGATAATCGGGAAAAAGAAGGGATCGGGGGGAGAAGTTACCACGGACGGTAACTCCCGATCAACTCCACACTCCTTAGTCGGTGGGGGGTCAGCAAGACACCCCTTCCGAAACCAACGGCGCGAACACAGCTCCTTCCGCCAACGACGGGTAAGACAATGAAGTCCACCGCGAAGACCCCTGAGGGTAATCTCGTACCTCATCAACTCGCAGACAATCCAAAGCCGGACTGAAAAACGAAAAGACTCGGTACCGCCGATGACGGAAGGGAGTATTGGACCGGGCACGTTACGCTTGGGACGGAGAAAAGACAAGACAGGCTTGGGGACAAACTTGCCGGAGCAAGAGTCGTAGATGGAACTGTTCAATTCCATCCACCGGCGACTAACCCCTGTCTTCTCCTCGTTCACGACGAGACCAAAAACCCCAGTAACACTACGCCAAACCCGATAAAGGGAAGGAGTACCGCTAAAGAGGCAGTCATCGCCATTGACCCTCACGCAACGTTTGTTAATCCGTCCTGCTTCAAGATCGCAAGCAATCTCGAAGGAAGCCTTGTTCAAGAGGCAGAGCAATGGGAAACTGACCAAGTTTCCCATCATTGAGCCCCTCTTGATCGGGTGTTCCCCACCAGATCTTGACTTCCAACGCAGGTCGGAGAAACTCTCGACCAATAAACTCCGTTCCCACTCCGTCAACTCCGGACACTCCGAGAGTACATCCACGATCGCCTCCACGGCAGGCAAATAGATGAAATCAGTAGCGGATCGGTAATCGCCACTGATGAAATCCTCACCATCCCGACGGTCGCGGACAACGGCCTCGAAGTCCACCTTCTTTACATCCCCACGGACACACCAGCCGAACGAGCTGATGTGGTCGTAAAGAGCGTTATGAACCGGTGTCAAGACACGCTTGACCTCGGCAGACTGCATCGTTACGACACGATGCTTGCCTTTCCCCTTAGCGACACCACGTCGGAGGAGTCCCCA